ACGTTGTCGACCCCAAGGTTGTGGTGTTTTGGGGACCGGGCTTCAATGAAGAGGCCTACATGGAACTTGAGATGCGCTTCAGCCGGTGGACGAAGGATTTGCCAAAGCCGCTGCCCATCGTGGACGAGGCGCTGTACAAGCAGATCTGTATTCAGGAGCTTTCGATTAACCGGAACATCGCTGCTGGCAAGGACATTGAGCGCGGCCAGAACGCGCTGAACAGCCTGCTGAGCAGCCTGAATGTGAAGCCTAACCAGAAGAAGGACGGCGAATCTGCCGAGCTTGAGAGCACGCCGCTGGGCGTGTGGGCTAAGCGCTGGGAGGACAACCGGCCCATTCCGGAGGATGACGTGCCGGAGCCGAAGCTGATTAAGTATATTACCACCTGGTTCTTCGGCCATCTGGGCAAGGCGTTCAACCTGCGCAATATTAACTCCAAGCTGTACGACGACGCCATGAACAAGTACCGCGTTACCAAGCCCGAGTATGAGGGCGAGGACGACGATGAGCTGTTGGTGGACATCTTTGGCGATGGCGGCGACAGCGCCGGCGAGAGTACGGCGGTGATGACCGATGACCAGAGCTGAACGGATAATGAACGGGGCCGCACATTGTGTGGCCTTTTATCGTAAGAATCCGCACCTGTTCGCGAGGGACTACCTTCATCTGAACCTTAAGCTGTTCCAGAAGATTTTGCTGATCATGATGATGGCCAGCGACACAATGGTGTTCATTGCCTCGCGTGGTATTGGCAAGACGTGGCTGTCCGCTGTGTTCTGCGTGATACGCTGCATCCTGTGGCCAGGCACGAAGATCTGCGTGGCTTCCGGCACGCGGTCGCAGGCATATGCCGTGATCGAGAAGATTGTGCTGGAAATCAAACTGAATTCGCAGGAACTGGCAGCGGAAATCGATGATAAGAACTCCAAGCTTAATAACACGCAGGGCATCCTCGTGTTCAAAAACGGCTCCTATATAAAGGTAGTAACTGCTTCGGAGTCTGCGCGATCCAATCGCGCAAACATCGTGCTGATCGACGAGTTCCGCCTGGTTGACCAGGAGGTCATCAACACGATTTTGAAGAAGTTCCTGACCCAGCGGCGCATGCCTGCGTATGCGGAGCTCACCGAGAGCGAGCGACAGGCGCAGTACGCCAAAGAGAAGAACAAGACGGTCTGGTGCAGCTCGGCTTACTTTGCCGATCACTGGTCTTACCAGAAATGCGTTGAGACGATCAAGGGTATGGTGACGCCGAACAGGCGCGATTTCTGCTGCAGCCTGCCTTATGAGCTGAGTATTGCGGAAGGACTGCTTGACCCTGACGTGGTTGAATCTGATATGTTGGAGCCCAATTTCTCGGATATCCGGCATATGATGGAGTATGAAGGTATCTTCTATAATTCCGCCGATGGGGCTTTCTTTGACTATAACTCTGTTTCCAAGAACCGGCACATCAATTATCCCATGCTGCCGGCCAATCTATCGGCCAAGCTGAAGTCGAACGGTAACATACGCATCCAGCCCAAGATGGCTGGCGAGAAGCGTTTGCTCTCCGCCGATATCGCGCTTATGGCGAGTACGCGCCACAACAATGACGCGACCGCCATTTTCATTACCAGGCTGGTGCCGACAAAGGCTGGGCGATATACCGTGAACGTGACGTACACGGAGACCAATGAGGGTCTGCGCACAGAGGAACAGGCGCTGAACATTCGCAGGCTGTATGAAGAGTATGATTGCGACTACATCGTGATCGACGCGAAGAACGTCGGTCTGGCTGTGCTGGACTGCCTGTCCAATGACATCAATGATCCGGAGACGGGAGAGATCTTTCCGGCGCTGTGCACAGCCAACAACGCCGAGCTGGCGGCGAGATGCGTCAACAAGGACGCGCGAAAGGCCATCTGGGCGATTTTGGGCAGCGCGAAGTTCAACTCCGACGTGGCGCTGCTCTTGCGCGAGGGTTTCAAGTCTGGCCGCATCCGTCTGCTCATCAATGAGTACGACGGTGAGGAGGCGATGGGACAGCTGCCCGGCTTCTCTACGCTGGACGCCGGGGACAGGCTGCGGCTGACGATGCCGTACATAAACACCACGCTGTTGATCAACGAGCTGGTGAATCTGAAACATGAAGAGAGCAATGGTCTGGTACGTATCAGCGAGAAGAGCGGCATGCGAAAGGACCGATACTCCAGCTTAAGTTACAACTATTACGTTGCGCTGCAGCTGGAGAAAGACATGCGCAAGCGTGATATTGCCAATATCGGCAATGACGAGGAGGCGTTTGTATTTAGAGCGCCCAAAGTTATGGAAAGGCGGTGAGGCCGCAAATGAGCGATCTTGTTATTCGCGAAGTAAAGAACGACGGCGTTGACGCACCGCAGGACTTTGATGTGGCGTTCAGGCTGCCGGAGAGATTTGCCGCGATCAACAGGTTGATTACGCGGGATTTGAACGGCAGGAGCGTTCGTCCTCATTTTTACAAGTACAACAAGGACGACATTGCCAAATTCCTGAAAGACCCGTACACCAACGAGAAGAATCTGCGGAACGCGGTGACCTACCTGTACGGCGCGAGCTCGCATTTCAGGCGGTTGATTCAGTACTTTGTGTCCCTGTCTGACTTGTCCTATGTGGTCGAGCCGTACAAGACGGACACGGCAACCGCGAAGCCTGCGACGACGCGGAGGAACTATCGGCGGGTGCTGAATCTGCTGGCATCCATGGATATCAAGAACTCGTTTGAGAAGATCCTGACGGTATGCCTGCGCGAGGACGTGTTCTACGGCACGCTTCGGGAGACGGCTGACAGTACGATTTTGCAGCAGCTGCCATCGGACTATTGCGCGATCTCCGTGATTGAGGACAATGTGCCGAATGTGTCCTTCGACTTCTCCTACTTTGATTCGCGGCAGGAGTACCTGCAGCTGTATCCGGAGGAGTTCCAGCGGAAGTACGACGCGTACAGGAAGGACGCCGTGCATTTGCGCTGGCAAGAACTGGATGCGCCGAACTCGTTCGCCATCAAGTGCAACAAGGACATTCTGAGTTACGCGATGCCGCCGTTTGCCGGTGTGCTGCGCGAGATCTTTGACCTGGAGGACTACAAGGAACTCCGTATGGCTAAAGAGGAAATAGAGAACTATGCACTTTTGGTGATGAATTTGGGCGTTGACGATGATGGCAATTGGGTCATGGACTACAACAAAGCCGTCAAGTTCTACAACAATCTGGACGCGGTGCTGCCTGACGAGATCGGCGCGGTGCTGAGTCCGATGCCCATTGACAAAATCAGCTTTGAGAGGACGCATCCCGGCACGGTGGACACCATCGCGGACGCGGAGCAGAACCTCTTTACAGCGGCAGGTGTATCGAGTCTGCTGTTCAATAACGCGAAGGCTAAAAATGCTTTGGCCGCGTAAGCTGTAAGGCTTACGAAGAAATACCCATCGAATTGCTGGAAAGCCCTGAGAGCCGACCACGCCACAACGCAGCGATGAGAGATGCGCAAACGTGATGGCAGAAAAGTGGACGGATTGGGTGATCAGCAGGCAAGCCCTGATGAGGGGAAGCTTCAACGACTATCGTGGCGACGAGTAGGGGATACCCGAAGTGGTGGGAGTCCACAATGTGGACTAAGATATAGTCTGCTCTCCATGGAAACATGGAGGACGGCGCGAGCCGTCGGGCTGTTGTCAAGACAGCAGCTTAACACACAGGTCAGCTAATGCATTGCTCCTGTCGATCAAAGCCGACCAGGAGCTTACATATTCCATCGTGAAGAGTATCGAAACGATGGTCAACCGGTTCATCCATCGCCACGGCTACGGCAAATATTTCCGGGCGACCTTCCTGGACTGCTCCATCTACAACCGTAAGGAATACGGCGACGCCATGCTGAAGGCGGCCACATATGGCCTGCCGACGATCAGCTACTACGCGGCGTCCCAGGGCATTTCCCAGGACGCGCTGGATGGCATGAACTACCTTGAGGACACGGTGCTCGATCTGAAGTCGAGGCTGATCCCGCTGCAGAGCTCTGCGACGATGAGCTCTGATGGCGATGCTGAGGGCACCGGCGAGGCCGGACGTCCGCAGGGTGAGATCGGCGAGATTACAGATGAAGCCGAGCGAACGAGGGAGAGGGGCGAAGAGTGATGTTCATTTATGTAATGGACTTGGACTCCAAAGAGCTTTT